GGACTGGTCAAACCTGTGGGTGGCTCGGCGGTTCCGGCACGGCGGCGACCCGGTCCTGAGAATGTGCGCTGCGAACGCCGGCATCTGGACGGACAACAACGGGAACTTCCGGCCGGTCAAGGACCGCTCTCGCGGCCTGATCGACGGCCTGATCGCCGCCATCATGGCGGTGCACGCGTGGAGCCTGAGCCAGGGCACGCAGCCGTCGATGTACGAGCAGGGCTCTGGAGTCGGCTAGGCGGCGTGATACAATCCTCGCGGCTGCCGACTCGGGAATCGCCTTGGCTCTTCGCGACCTGGTTCGGCGTGCCTTCGGCCTGAGCTCCGTCTCGGCCTCGAACCTCTTCCTGATGCAGGAGGCGGCTAGCTCCGGCGAGCGAGTCACCGAAGAGACCGCGCTGCAGCTGGCTCCGGTCTACCGCGCGGTCACCCTCATCGCGAACGACCTTGGGCGGCTTCCGGTCAATGTCGCCGCCGGCACCGCCCGCGGCATGGAGCCGGTCGAGAGCCCGGTCGCCGACCTGCTCAACCTCGACGCGAATAGGTACCACGGAGCGTTCGAGTTCCGCCGCACGCTCTCGCTCATGGCGCTGCGGTACGGCAACGCCTTTGCGCAGATTGTGAGGAGCGGCCGCGGCGAGGTTCTGGAGCTGGTGCCGCTATTGCCTGCCGACGTGACGCTGCACGCCAAGGGCTCCTCGATCCACTACGTGCACGGCGAAATCGGAGAGCTGCAGCCGGAGGACATCATTCACCTTCGCGCTCCCGGCTCCGACGGCCTGTGGGGAGAGTCGCCCGTGCGGCTAGCACGCGAGGCGCTGGGGCTCCAGAAGGCGATGAACAAGACCGCCGGCGCGCTCTACGCCAACGCCGGAGTTCCGAAGCTTGCGTTCGTCCATCCGGGCGCACTGAGCGGCGCCGCGATGCAGTCGATCGCCGACTCGTACGTGTCGAAGCATGGCGGTGCTGCGAACGCGGGCCGGCCGCTGGTACTCGGCGAGGGGATGCGCATCGAGCGCATCAACCAGACGCTCGAGGATCAGATGTTTGCGGCATCGAGAGACTTCAGCGTTCAGGAGGTCTCGCGCATCTTCGGCGTGCCGACCGTCTACTTGAGCGAGCATTCGCGGTCGACGTTCGCGACCGTCTCAGAGCTCACTCGCTCGTATTGGGACACGTGCCTGGTCCATTGGTGCGCCGCGTGGTCCGACGAGATCCGGCGGAAGCTGCTGCCGCCCGGCGCGCGTCTCCTGTGGGATACGCGCGACATGCTCAAGGGCTCGTTCATGGAGCAGGTGCAGGCGTTGCGAAGCGCGGTCGAGGCCGGCTTGCTGACGCAGAATGAAGCGCGCGAGCGACTTAACCTGAACCCGGTGGACGGCGGCGACGAGATTCTCAGGCCCGCGAACACGTTGCTCGTTGACGATCCCGGCGACGACGAGGAGGACGAGGACGACGACGAAGGCGGGTTCCCGATCGCCGGCGAGCCTGCTCCAGGCGGAGGGTCTGCCTCGCGATGAACATCGAACGACGAACGATCAGGCAGGCCGAGAGCGCCGGCGGTCGGCTCTCCGGCTACGCGGCAGTCTTCAACAGCGCGTCGAGGCCCCTGCCGTCTGCGCGTGGCGACTTCGTCGAGACGATCGCTCCCGGCGCGTTCAACCGCAGCCTCCGCGAGTCGCCGGTCTGGGCCTACTACGGCCACGACGACTCGTGGCCGCTCGCGCGAACGCCCGACTCGCTCAAGCTCCGCGAGGACGACATCGGCCTCGCGTTCGAGATGGAGCTGCCGGACACGACCTACGGCCGCGACGTTCGAGAGCTGCTATCCGCCGGCGTCCTGGACGGGTCGATGTCCTTCGGTTTCCGAACCAAGGCCGACACCTGGGAGCGCCATCATGGCGTGCTGCATCGCACGCTGAACGACGTCGACCTGGTGGAGATCTCAATCGTTCAGGTGCCGGCATACGCGGCACCGCACGCGGCGCTTCGACAAGCGCCGGACTTGGCGACGAGCCGACGTCGGCTCGCCATTCGACTAAGGGCTGCCGGAGAAAGCGCCTATTGAAGTGAAGAACGAAGAACGCGCCCGGCTGATCGCCGAAGCGCAGAAGGTCATGACGGCCGCGGAGACCGAGCAGCGCTCGCTCACCGCTGAGGAGAACCTGAAGCTCGACGCCCTGCTCGCCGACGTGGATCGGCTCGACGCCGAGAACCGCACCGCCGAGAAGGCCGCGCGCGTGAGCGAGGCGGTCAAGTCGCTCGACCGCCCGATCGGCCGCGTCGCGAGCGCCGTCCGCGCCGCATCGGCGACCAGCGACTCCGAGTACCGCGCAGCCTTCTTCCACTACCTCCGCTCCAACGATTCGAGCGAGATCCGCGCTCTGTCGATCGGAACCAACACGGCCGGCGGCTACACCGTGCCGCAGACGACCGAAGCGCGGATCGTCGAGAAGATGTACCAGGCGAGCGTCATGCGCAACCTCGCGTCGGTGCGGTCGACCCCCGACGATCGACTGATCACGGTCGAGAACGGCCTGGGCACCGCTGCGATCGTGAACGAGGCCGGCTCGATCTCCGCCTCCGACGTCTCCTTCTCACAGGTGACGGTCGGCGCGTACAAGTACGCGACCAGGATCACCGTGAGCCGCGAGCTCATGGACGACTCCGCCTTCGACCTGGAGAGCTACCTGGTCGACAAGCTCTCGATGCGCATCGCGCGTGCACAGGAAGAGCACTTCTGGGATGGAACCGATTCCGGCGAACCCCAAGGCGTCATCAACGGGCTCAGCGCGGGGAAGACGGCGACTGCCGGCCAGGTCGCCACCGGGTTGACCAAGCCCGAGGACATCTTCGACTGGCTCCATAGCCTGTCGCCGCAGTACCGCGCGGGCGCGGTCATCGTGACCAGTGACGAGGTCATCTCCGACATCCGCAAGATGCGCGCCGGATCCGGCGCCGGCGCCTCGACCGGCGCGTTCCTGTGGGAGCCGAACGGAACCGGCACCGCGATGCGCGACGGCGCAGCCGGCACCATCGCCGGCGTGCCCTACTTCATCTGCGAGTACGTCGACGCGATCGCGGCGTCCAAGGTCGTCGGCGTCTACGGGCAGCTCTCGAACTACGAGATCTACGACCGCGGAGGCACCGAGATCCTGGTCGACCCCTACAGCTCGGCGGCCAATTGGCAGGTCAACCTGTACGTGGTCAAGCGCACCGACGCGGTGCGCACCCTCGACGAGGCGTTCAAGACCTTCGTCATGAACACGACCTGAACCCACCACCACCCCTGAAGCGCGGTGGCGGCCGAGCCCGGCAGCCCGGCCGCCCCGCGTTCTCCAATGTCGATCCCACTCGCACTGCTCAAGAGCCACGTTCGCGTCGACTTCTCCGACGATGACGCGCTGCTGTCGCTCTACCTGAGCGCAGCCGTCTCGTACTTCGAGCGTGCGACGCGCACCCTGCTCTCCCAACAGACGCGCACGCTCAAGCGTGCGACGTTCAGGACGACGCGGCTGCCGTTCCCTCCGTTCGTCTCGGTTACGAGCGTCGCGTACGTTGACACCGCCGGCGCCTCGCAGACGCTTTCGAGCTCGCTGTACAAGGTCGACCGGTCGCGTCCTATCGCCGTGCTGAGCTTCCTCGACAACCTGCCGAGCGTGCACGCAGACACGCCCGATCCGGTGACGATCACCTACGTCTGCGGCTGGAACGACGCGCCTACCGACGTTGTCCGTGCGGTGCTCGAGCTCGCCGCCGGCTACTACCTCACGCGGGAATCGGTCGCAACGATCCAATTCGCGCGCGTGCCGTTCGGGGTTGACAGCGTGATCGCCAACCGTGCGGTGCCCGAGTTCGAGCCGGAGGACGATCCTTGATCCAGGCCGGCCTCTTGCGACATCGAATCACGATCCAGACTCCAGTCGGAACGGTGGACTCGACCGGCCGGCGGTCGACGACCCTCGTCACCGGCGCGACGATCCCGGCGAACGTCGAGGCGACCACAGCGGCGGAAGGCGTCTACGCGGACGGAGTCGCGCAGCGAACGAGCTACCTCATCCGAGTCCGCTACCCGTCCGCAATTGCGCACGGGCTCAACGTGTCCACGGTTCTCCGGTACCGCGATCTCGACCTGCAGGTGAATTCGACCAGGCGTGAACGCGAGGAGGAGGACGTCATGATCATCGAGGCGGTTGAGACGACATGAGCATCGAGGCGGCGACGTACTCCATCCTCAGCTCTGATCAGACGATCGCCGCGATCGTGTTCGGCCGCGTCTACCTGCAGCAGCGTCTCGCCGGCACCGCGTTGCCGGCGATCACGTTCGAGGTCCAGCGCAACGACCCGGTGCGCCTTCTCGGCGGTGCGAGCGGCCTGTACTCCGCTGAGGTCGTCACGACCTCGATCGCAGAGACCTACGCCGCGGCGCGCACGCTCGCGGACACGGTGCGCGCCCAGTTCGAGGGATCGCATACGGCGGCCTCGATGACCTTGTCGGCGGTTCGGCTATCCGCGGAGGCGCCGCTCGAATCCGTGTTCGACCTGGGCGATGAGAACGAGCCGACCCGGATCGAACAGACCTACCTCATCCACTACTCGGGAGCGTGATCCATGGCGGTTTCAGCGAACGCCGCAGTCTTCAGCTGGGCGACAACGGTCGGCGGAAACAAGACGGCACTCGGCAGCGTGACATCCATCTCCGATTTCTCGATGACCTTTGCGACCATCGACACGTCGGTTCTCGGCGACGCAGTCCGCACCTACCTGGCAGGCAAGAAGACGGCGACCTTCACCGTCGCCGTGCTGCTCGATTACTCGGCGCACACAGGCATCATCGCCAATCACACTGGCGGCGTCATCGGGGACTTTTCGATCGACTTCAAGGACGGCCTCGTGTCCGGCTCGGCTCTCGTCACCGGGCTCACGATGTCGGCCGAGCAGGATGCGCCGTCGACGATGACGATCTCCTTGCAGGTGACTGGCGCCGTCACCGTCGCTGCGAGCCCCTGATGGTTGACATTACCTACCAACGGCCGCCGATCCCGCTCGGTGACGAGAAGCAGCAGCTGTTCGTCGCGATCCCGACGGCGGCCGATCTCATCGAGATGGAGACGCGGAAGGACTCCCGCGACGCCGTGCTGTGGTACCTGGTGCGGTTTCTCGTCGACGAGGACGGCCGGCCCTGGCTGCGCACGGAGGAAGACGCGCGGAAGGTCGCCGCGA